TCAACGCAAGGCAAATGTACGCATATTGGTTACGACAGTTCGCAAAGATGACATTAACTGACATCGCTAAAGAAATACGAGAAATACCACTTGATCATACAACGGTCATTCATAGTATTTCAAAGATTAAAGACCTCATTGATACTGAAACAAATCTAAAATCTATTTGGGATTCATTGCCCGGATATAATATACACTCATTCACATCCCTAAAATACAAACCATGCCTAAAGAATTAAACCTAACACCGCCATTAGTTGAGGCACAAAAAATGATAGCTGACTTCCTTTGCTCGGTTACACATGCTGAACTTGATCTAAAAAGATTATCGCAACTTATTGAGGTGGGGCAACAAGAGATTGAGATAAATAGGGGGTAACGGTGGCGATTGGCGAAGTAAAAGCCTACCACTAATGTTCAAGTTCAGCACGATGCCTAATGGCTTTTATTTTGCCAATTGCGTGTTAGCTGCTGTTTTTTTCTCTTTGATTTTCAGCAACTTAGAAAATAATTTGAAAATATCTTTGAAATAGTTTGCATAATCAAAATAAAGGTTGTATTTTTACACCATATTTAAAAACAAACAAAATGAAAGCAATAATTAACAGAGAACAAATCTTCGGAACATTAAACGGAGTAATCACCAAAAATGATGAAATCAGAAAAGTGGTAAACCAAAACTTAAAACAAGGAACAGCAAAACTGCTGATAGATACAGAAGAAACTTTAATGTATGAGTTGGGCGAACAAAAGCCCAACTCTAATATGCACCCAATATTTGAACAAGCACTAAAACCATTTGGAATAAAATGAATACTGAAATAAAAGTCAGAAAGCCAAAGCAAGGATTTTGGGGAATACTAAACCAAAATTATAGAAACAAATTAGAACTATGGAAAACTCAATTTCCTAATAATGGCGATAAGATAAAGGTTACTTGGTTTCCTGATAATAGAGGAGAAAAGAACGCTTACATTGGATGGGAAGGTGTGGTTGAAAAAATGAATAGAGAAGAAGGAACTTTTTGCCTTAACTCTGGTAATGCAATTTTGATTTGTCACGGAAACTTCGATTACGTTAAGTTATGAAAAAGAAAAAAGAAACAAGGGGAGGCACTCGGCAAGGGTCGGGTGCTAAACCTAAATACAATGAGGAAACTAAAACGGTTGCCTTTCGCTGTCCATTGTCAAAAGTTGATGAACTAAGATTAGTTGTTAAGTCTAAACTTTCGGAGTGGTCGGTAAAATAGCAGCTAACTCATCGCTAACCGCTATTAGTATCGCTTATCCACCCATTCACCCCAAAATACCCCTCATTCACCGCATTATTTAAAATCGTAACATATCAGGTTATATATTCGCACTATGAAAAAACATCAACAATACAACGACTTAGTTAACCTATTCTTAGTAGTAGGGGTGGTGGTATTAGCTACTATCACAGTCATTAATCTTATTCTTAATTTTTAAAAACAAATAATCATGAACATCGAAATCCAAAAAACAGTTACGGAATCTGTACAAGTAAAATTTCCAATGTATGTAGAAACTAATTTAGGCTATTGCAAATGGGCATTGCTATCTGAAAACAAATGTATTTTTGTTGGTAATTGGGGCAATGATATGGAAAAGCAAATAGATACATCTCGTAAATCCAAAACAGCGTTTCGTGACGGTTGGAAACAAATCACTGAAAAAGAATTTTGCGACTTCTATAACAAAACAGCATGTGAAATATATGACAATTGCGCATCGTTTTTAGATAGCATTGATGAAAGAAATCATGAAGCTGGAGTTTCATTTGAAGACCCTGCAATGGATGAAATTGAGAACGAAAGAAGAATGGCATAATCATGGAAGAACGTATCTTAAATGCAGTATCGCTTACCGAATTGATAGCACTTCGTAAAGAGGTGTTATCAACAAGGTACACCGACCAGGATAGCGAATATTTTATTCAGCTTATTGATGAACAAATCGAAAACTTTAAATAGAAAAAAACATGGAAATAGTAAAAATAGAGGCTAAAGAGTTAAGCCTGGTAGAAAATAACTCATTAAACGCATCACAGTTAGCGTTATTACTTAAAAAAACACCTAAACAGTATGTACACACACGCCCCGCAAAAGGTGGTGGAACGTGGGATTATGTAAGCGGTGGCTATGTGCGCAAAGTCCTTAACCTTATGTTTGGTTGGGATTGGGATTTTGAAATCATGACAGAGCAATTAATAGGTAAACAAGTAATCGTTAAAGGAAAACTTACATGCAGGGTTAATAACCGACAAATCGTAAAAATGCAATTTGGATGCAAAGAAGTGATTTGCAGGTCGGGAACGGAAACGCCTTTGAACTTGGGTAATGACTTTAAGGCGGCGGCTACTGATGCCCTTAAAAAGTGTGCTGCTGAATTAGGTATTGCAGCAGATATTTACAACAAACAAGACTTTAAGGAAATCACAGTAAACACGCAAAGCAATGACCAGGTGAACGACTTAACAGAGGTTAAACGCATCACAGACTTCATAGCTGGTGCCAAAACACCTGAATTACTTGTTACCGTTTATGACAGCGTTCAACATTATGGTTTGGTAAAGATTTATGATGCGAAACTTAGCGAATTGAAAGGAGGGCAAAATGGAAAATAAACTACTCTTTAGATGCCACAATGCAGGGGCATTACTTACCGAACCAAAGTTAAAAAGCGAAGCGGGGCAATTAAGCCAAACCGCCAAAACGATGATAGAAGCAATGTGGCTAAAAAACACATTCGGTTATCGTGAAATCGTTACCACAGATGCAATGACTAAAGGGTTAAGACTTGAACAGGAATCAATGGCATTAGCTCAAACGGTCTTAGGCGGTGCATTTCGATCTAAAAATCGTGAAACATTTAAAAATGACTTCATCATTGGAACGCCCGATATTATCCTTACTGATTATGTTGAAGATATTAAAACATGCTTTAACCTTAGAACGTTTTTTGAATCTGAACCGACAAAGTTATACCTTACACAAGCGCAATGCTATATGGCTTTAACTGGGCGTAAATCATATCGGTTAATATATTGCCTTGTGCCAAACACTGATGAGGCTATTATTAAGGAGTGTGAACGTGTAGCGTGGCAATATGGGCGTGATTATGAGAATCAGGACTATATAGACCACTGTACGCAAATCAAGCTGAATAACGACTGTATTAAGTCAATACCACCGATGCAACGTGTAAAGGTTTTTGAATTCGTGTATGATGCTGAAATGGTGGCTAAGATTTACGGACAGATTGAGAAAGCTAAAATATACTACTCATCGCTAAAATTATAACATTCACCTCAATTACTAAAACCACAAATAAACATAAACTACATTTGAAACATGAACGAATACCAACAATTTTTAGAACAGAAAAAAAAGACACATATCGAATCAGGTTTCGATATTGAAAACGAAAAGTTAAACAACCTGATGTTTGACTTTCAAAAATTCATAGTTAAAAGAGCATTGAAAGCGGGTAAATATGCCATATTTGCTGACTGTGGATTGGGTAAAACATTGATGCAACTCGAATGGGCAAATCAAGTAGTTAATCATACAAATAAGCCAGTATTAATACTTGCACCTTTGGCAGTTGTAGGGCAAACAATACAAGAGGGTGAAAAGTTTGGAATTGACATGGTTAATATCCATGTGAATAATTATGAGCAAATCGAAAACATCGACTGTACCATTTATTCGGGTGTAGTACTTGATGAAAGTTCAATACTTAAAAACTTTGAAGGTGCTACAAAAAAGCTAATTATTGATAATTTCAAAAATACACCTTATAAACTTGCTTGTACTGCGACACCATCACCAAATGACCCTATGGAACTTGGTAATCATAGCGAATTTTTAGACGTAATGAGCCGTAATGAAATGTTAGCTATGTACTTTGTTCATGACGGTGGAGAAACCGCTAAATGGCGTTTAAAAGGTCATGCAATTAAGTTATTTTATCAGTTCATTGGTACATGGGCAATAATGCTAAATAAACCTCAAGATATAGGATTTGAAATGAATGGATACGATTTACCAAAACTTAATATTTATGAAAATCAAATAGTCACTCCTAAACGTGCAAATGGTAGTTTGTTTAACGATGCTATTATTTCAGCTACAAACTTTAATAGCGAGTTACGACTTACTAAATTGGAACGTCTGGATGAAGTAGTAAAAATTATCAATGAAAAGCCTGATGAAAACTTTATTATTTGGATCAAACAAAATGAAGAAGGCGAAATGCTTAAAAAATTATTACCTGATGCAATAGAAGTAAAAGGTAGCGATACAAACGAATGGAAAAAAGAAAAGTTATTAGGGTTTGCAAATAATGAGTTTAGAATACTCATTACTAAAACCAAAATAGCTTCTTTTGGAATGAACTACCAAAATTGTAGAAACCAAATATTCGCTTCACTTGATTTTTCATTTGAAGGACTTTATCAAGCCATGCGAAGGTCATACCGATTCGGGCAAAAAAACGAAGTACACATTTATTTAATAACAACAGATACAATGGCAAATGTTAAACAAGCTATTGACACCAAACAAAAACAATTTGAAATTATGCAAGACGAAATGAGCAAAGCGATTAACGCTAATTTACAAGGATTAAACACCTTAGAAACATCATACAATAATGATGAGTTTATAACTGATTTATTCACTGCAAAACGTGGTGATAGCTGTCAATTAATTAATACTATTCCTGATGAAAGTATTGGATTATCAGTATTTTCACCTCCATTTGCAGAATTATACACTTATTCAAATTCTATTGAAGACATGGGTAATTCGAAAGATTATAAAGAGTTTTTAATACAGTTTGGATTCCTGATTAAAGAACTGTATAGGGTAATGATGCAAGGGCGAAATGTTGCAGTTCATTGCATGGATTTGCCTATTCAGAAAGGAAAAGAGGGTTATATTGGACTTCGTGATTTTAGTGGTATGATATTACAAGCATTTCAAGATGCTGGGTTTATTTACGCTTCAAGGGTTACGATTTGGAAAGACCCTGTAATAGAAATGCAACGTACAAAAGCATTAGGTTTACTTCATAAGCAAATCAAAAAAGATAGTACTATGTCAAGGGTGGGTATCCCTGATTACGTTATGATATTTCGCAAAGATGGCGAAAGGTTAAACCCTGTTACTAATACTGATTTATCAGTTGATTTATGGCAAAAATATGCTTCGCCGGTATGGATGGATATTGATTACGGTAATACATTGCAAGGCTATCGAAATGCAAGAGATGAAAATGACGAAAAACATATATGCCCTTTGCAACTTGATACCATTGAAAGATTAATACACCTTTATAGCAATAAAGGCGATACAGTATTCACTCCATTTATGGGTATTGGTAGTGAAGTATATCAGGCTGTTAAAATGGGTCGTAAAGGATTAGGATTTGAATTAAAAGAGTCTTATTTTGACCTTGCAAAAAAGAATTTATCACAACTTCTTGAAACTAAAAAACAAGCAGAATTATCATTTTAAACAATTAAAACAAACATCATGACCCGAAAACAAGCACAACAAATCAAAATAGACTTCGTAAAAAAGAATTACGAAAAATATTACACCCATGAACTTGCTGAAAAACTTAATGTTACAGTTACCACTATTAGGGATATATGCGAAATATTATGCGTTAAACCAAGATATGAGTATAAGACTCGGAAACGTGACTATACCTTAATTGATGAGTTTATAACAGATAATCAGGATTTATCAGTTGAGAAAATAGCGCAAAAACTAAACATTAAACCGTATCTTGTACACCTAAGACGTAGGGCATTAGGCCTAACCAACAAATGCGAATCAAAGGCGGTAACAAATGAGAGTGAATTTTTTAACGTTGATGAAATGGCATGGGTGATATGATAAAAGTATTAAACTTATACGCTTGTTTGGGTGGAAATCGCTATAAATGGAGTAATTGCCAGGTTACAGCAGTTGAACTTGACCCAGAACTTGCAAGGATGTATCAAGATAGGTTTCCTGATGATACGGTAATCGTAGCTGATGCTCATCAATATTTATTAGACCATTATAAAGAGTTTGATTTTATATGGAGTTCGCCACCTTGTCCGAGCCATTCGAAAAGTAGGTTTTGGGCTTATGGTAAAACAATGCCTGTTTATCCTGATATGAAATTATATGAAGAAATTATTTTTTTACAGCACCACTCACTTGAAAATCAAAAATGGGTTGTTGAAAATGTAAACGGATATTATGAGCCGTTAATTCCAGCTGAAAAAAGAGGAAGACATTTATTTTGGTCAAATTTCAAATTGCCAAATATTGATAAAAAAGATGTTACTGGTAAAATGAATTTTGATAGTAAGTATGAACCTTTAAAGAAGTTTCACAAAATAGAAAGCTTTGATTATAAAGGAGAACAGAACAAGTTGAAAATATTAAGAAATCTTGTTGATTATGAAGTTGGATTAGCAATATTCAACACAGCTTTTAATATTATTAATGAAAATAAAAACGTACAAGGAGATTTATTTTTATGATAATATACATCGCAGGTAAAGTATCAGGAATGGAAATGGAAGCTAAATTAGCTTTTAAATTAGCTGAAAAGGAGTTAAATTTACAAGGTCATGACGTTATTAACCCAATGGAGTTAGAACATGACCATGATAAGACATGGCAATCATACATGAGGGAGTGCATTAGCGCAATGATGAAGGCTGATGCGATTTATTTACTCCCGAATTGGCGTGAATCGAAAGGTGCAAGAATTGAGGTGCAGTTAGCACATAATTTAGGAATTCAGATTTTAAACTTTTAAAAACAAATAATAATGAGTACATTAATCTCAGGGTACATCACCCTCGAAAAATTAGAACAGATTATCGCAACTGTCAAGAAAAAAGGCGAAAAAGGATTTAAGTTCACAGCTTCAATTAGTGAACGGTCAAATCAATACGGTCAAAATATCGGTTACTTTGCTGAACAAACAAAAGAGCAAAGAGATGCTAAAACTGATAAATGGTATTTTGGCAATGGTAAAGTATTTTGGACTGATGGAAAAATCGAAGTTGCAAAAGCTGATGAGGTTAAAGAACCTGAACAAACATCGCAAAGCAACTCACCAGATGACTTGCCTTTTTGATCAAAACTTTCACCAAAAAATAAAGCTAAATTCTTTGAATTGTTTGAAGTAATTTAGTATATTTGTAAATGCGTATGGTACACGCGATTAAAAACTTATTGCCCTTTTTTTGAAACCTATAGTACCATTGTAGGGAGTAGAAAAGAGGGCTTTTTTTATAACATTATGACTTCATTAGAAAGATGCTATAGGCTACTTGATAGCGGATATTCATTGATTACGGTAGGCAATAATAAAATGCCTAACTATTCATGGAAACAATGTCAAACAACGCCACTTAGTAAAGATAAATTTAAACTTCAATACGATTATAAAGGCGGTATCATGAAAAAAGA